GATGGCGTGCTGTTTGGAGTAGACATCGGCCCCCGAACGCGCCACACTTCCTTTTGCTTAGTGTGATATTCGCTTCCTCCTCCTACCTACAGATGGCCCCGCTTCCCCGGCGGGGCCTTTTTTGTCCATAATGGTGTAAGCAGGAAAGTGAGCGCCCCAATGGATGGCCCATTGCCAGTCATGCTGCCGAGGGACAGTCTGTGCCAGAGCGAAAAAAGAGTGTCACCGAACGTCTGGACGACCTTGAAAACAAGATTCGCCAATACGACCGTTTTGCCGAGGCGGTCGACACCCACAAGAATACGACCCAGCGGTTGACCGAGAAGTACGAAGAATTGCTTGGCAAGATCGGCGAAATGCACGAGTACATCGAGATCAAAATGGAGAAGCTGAATCACGATTGCGAACGAGCCGAGGATTTGCGGTTGCGCTTGAGCTTCGCTCTCAAGACGCTCGGCGAGGCCTAACCGGGAGCTGTACCATGGGCCGAGCCCTGTATGCTGCCCGCAAGCCGAGCAAGGCGCGGGTCAAGATCGAGACCACCAATCCCGACATCAAGAAGTTGGAGAAGATTACCAGCGCGCACGATCGTCACAAGTACACCATGCGACTGAGCCTCGCGCAGCGCAAAGCCATCGCGATCGAGGCCTATATCTATTGCGGCACCGTGACCGCGGCCTGCGCTATTCTTGGTTTCACATCGAGTAGCTGGGAAAAGTGGCAGCAGTTCGACGAGGATTTCCGACTCGCCGCGGACAATGCGGCGAAGGCCGTTGCCGACAACCTGGAACAGGAAGCGATTGCCAGAGCCTACGATGGCAGCGACATTTTGCTGATGTTCTTGCTGAAAGGACACAAACCCGAGAAGTTCCTTGAACGACAAGAGACCAACCTCAACGTCAACTCCGACGTCATCCGAAAGTTCTTTGAAAGAGCAGCTACGCAGCCGTTGGGACCGCCCGCTATCACCGGAGACCTTACAAGACTCGTTGTGGCGCCTGAATAACTGCTACTTCTGCGTCACCAAGGAGGGTGAACGCTTCCAGTTCCAGATGAAGGAAGGCATGTTCCGCCTCTGGGTGTTGGCGCACTGGAGAAATGTTTTACTCAAGGCGCGGCAATACGGCTTCACGACGTTTATCGATCTGATGATTCTCGACACCTGTCTGTTCCGGCCGAATATACGAGCCGGAATCATCGCCCATCACCTGGACGATGCAAAAACCATCTTCCGCGACAAGATTCAGTACCCCTTCGACAACTTCCTTCTGCTAGCCCCGGACGATCCCGACCCGGAGGGCCGCCGCGACATCGGCATTGCCGTGCGCGCGAGTCTCGGCCGGCGCAGTCGGCGCCAGGATGAGATGGTTTTACGCAACAATTCCTCCATTCGCGTAGCCACCTCCATGAGGAGCGGCACTGTTCAACTTTTGCACGTTTCTGAACTTGGTCGCATTTCGGCCATCTTTCCCGAGAAGGCGCGGGAGATTCGATCCGGTGCATTCGAGGCCGCGAGCTCCATGAAAGCGCAGATTTGGGTCGAGTCGACGGCCGAGGGACGCATGGGGGTGTTTTACGATTTGTGTCGCAAAGCCATGGACGCGCGGGCGATGGAGAAGAAACTCGGGCCGCTCGACTTCAAGTTTCTTTTCCACCCGTGGCACAAAGATCCGGACAATGTGCTAGACCCTGAGTACGCCATTATCACGACCGACATGGAACAATATTTTGGCGATCTGGAAGAGGGCTACGGGATTGTCCTCAACGACGAACAGAAGGCGTGGTATGTTGCCAAGCTCGATACGCTGCAGGACGACATGATGCGGGAGCACCCGTCGACCCCGGAAGAAGCCTTCCAGGCGTCCATCGAGGGCGCTTGTTACAAGCGGCAGATGGCGATTATGCGCCGGGAAAAACGGATCTGCGACGTCCCCTGGCAGCCCGATCTACCCGTTAACACTTTTTGGGATACCGGGCACCGGGACGCCACCGCAATAGTCATGCAGCAGCGAGTTGGACCCAGCAACCATATTATCGAGGCCATCGAACACTCCGGCGAAGACTGGCCTTTCTATGCGCGCCTGTTGGCGCAGAAACCGTACTCCTACGGCTGTCATTATTTTCCATGGGATGCCGAGACCCACATCCCCGAGGTCGGCAAAACGCGACTCGAGGTCTTCACGGAGCTGGGCATTCGACCGAACGACGTGGCACCGAAAATTGCCGAGCAGCAGGACGGGATCGATGCGGTGCGTGCCATGATGAATACGTGTTACATCGACCGAACCAAGGCCGACCTACTACTCAAGAGCCTCGACAACTACCATTACGAGTGGGATGAAAAGCACGGCGTTTGGGGAAGCAAACCCGTGCATGACTGGAGCTCGCATTTGTGTAAGGCCATGGAAACCCTCGCGGTGGGGTATTACGCTATCCGTGAAGTGCGGCACCATCGGCGCCGCGAGCGCAACTGGAAGCTCCTGTGATCGGACCCGAGCACAGCCCCCATATCCGCTGGGTCAAGACCTACGGCGAGATCATCGTCATGGGCCAGTACGTCTACAATCCAGAAGATATGACCGACGAGCCGGCGATGGTGATGTACCGCCGCGGCACCCGACGGTGCTTCGTGATTTGCATGAGCGTGGCCTACAAGTACCTGGACTCGGACGGCTATCCGACCGCCTATCTCGTCGGTCAGGCTATGACCATTGCCGACAAGATGGGGCTCGGGACCACGCGCAACGCGAGCTACCGGGTGGCTTCGGCCATCGCCGACAGTTTCGACGACTTTCTGATGATGCCACCGCGCCCGACGCTCCCGGGCGATAACGAGGCCGTGGCAGAGGGCGAAGTGAAGATCAACGGCGAGTCCTTCGACGTCGAGTTAATGAGGCACTGACATGGCGCATGAACCTGGCAGACAGCTTTTCGACCGCATTAACGAGCCCGATCCGCCGCCCACGGGCGAGCACCCCCTCGACAGCGACGCCTGGAAGAAACACCTGAATCGCCTGATCGAGTGGCGATCCGAAACCCGCACCGCCCACAACCTCAACCGCCTCGAGCAATCTATCGACGCCGACTTCGTGGACGGCGATCAGTGGTCTGAGCAGGACGCTAAGGCCCTTCGCGACCGCGGCCAGGCGCCGCTCAAGTTCAACAAGACCGCCACCTTTACCCGGTGGATCACCGGCACCGAACGGCGCACGCGCATCGAGTCCAAGGTGCTGCCCCGTGAGAACGACGACGTCCAGGCCGCCCACATCAAGACCAAGTTGCTCAAGTTCACGGCCGACATCAACAAGTCCGCGCGGCACCGATCCAAGGCCTTTCAGGATGCCGTCCAGGTCGGCGTCGGCTGGCTGGAGGATGGGGCTCGCTCGGATCCGGAAGACGAACCGCTGTTTTCGCGCTCAGAATCGTGGAGAAATATGTGGTGGGACGCGCTCTCGCGCGAGGACGATCTCTCCGATGCCCGCTACCTGTTCCGGGAGAAGTGGGTCGATCTGGACGTGTCGGTCTCCATGTTTCCCGAGCGGCGCCGGGCGCTGGAGCTTGCCGCCGAGACCCACGAGCTGTTCGCCGAGGAGGAGCACGACGAACACTTCCGCACCGCGCTCTACTGGCGGGACGACGAGACCGGCAAGGCCCGGGCCACGGCCCAGCTCGTGGACACGTCCTTCCACATCGGTCAGCGGCGCCGGCGGGTCCGGCTCATCGAGTGCTGGTACCGGGTGCCCATGAAAACGGAAATCCTGCGGACCTTCGCTGATCGCCAGACGCCGCCCGAAGTCATCGGCCTCATCCAGAAGCAGAACGGCCAGAACTTCGACCCTCAAGATCCGCTCCAAGAGCGCCTGATCACTCAGGGCTTCGCCGCCACCTTCGACGCCATCAAGCTCCAGGTGCGCGTGGCCATCTTCACCATGCGCCACCTCCTGCAGGACATGAAGTCCCCCTACAAGCACAACCGCTTCCCCTTCACCCCGATCTGGGCCTATCGCCGGGATCGGGACGGCATGCCCTATGGCGTGGTCCGCAACATGCGCGACCCGCAGGACGATTTGAATAAACGCCGGAGCAAGGCGCTGTTTATCCTGTCCACGCGCGGGCTGATCGGCGACATCGACGCCTTCGACGACTGGGACGAGGTGGAGGAGGAGTTGGCCAGGCCTGACTACATCCTCAAGAAGAAACGCGGCCGGGACGTGGAGATCAACACCGACAATACCCTCGCCGAGCAACACTTGAAGCTCATGGAGCAGGACGAACGGTTCCTCGAGTCCTCGTCCGGAGTGACCGAGGAGAATCTTGGCGAGTCCACCAACGCGATCTCCGGCCGGGCGATTCTCGCGCGCACCAACCAGGGCACCCTGGTCACCGCCAGCCTGTTCGACAACCTGCGCTGGGCGACCCAGCACCAGGGCGAGATTCGGCTCTCGCTCATCGAGCAGTTTATGACCGAGCCGAAGGTGGTTCGCGTAACGAACGACGAAGGCGCTTTTTCCTTCCTGCGGGTGAATTTCCCGACCCGCAACGACGACGGCAGCGTCACCGTGGAGAACGACATTCAGGGCCGCCAGGCGGATTTTGTCGTGGATGCACAGGACTTCCGCGAGACCGTGCGGCTCGCCATGTTCGAGCAGATGATGGGCATGATCGAGCGCCTGGACCCGGAAGTGAGCTTGAAGCTCCTGGATCTGGTTTTCGACTTGAGCGACTTGCCCACCAAGGATGTGTGGGTCAAGCGCATCCGCGCCATCAACGGCCAGGTCGACCCGGAGGACCCGGATGCCGACGCGAAGGAAGCCCAGCGTCAAGAGGCCGAAGCGGCGCAGGCCGCCCTCGAGGAGCGCGGTTTGACCGCCGAAGCCAAACAGAAGGAGGCGCTCGCCGAGCAGAAGATCGCCGACGCCGCCCGCAAGCGCAGCGACGTCATGGAGAAGGCCGTGGGCATCGCCGCCCAGCTCCAGGCCTTCCCCGAGCTCGCCGCCGCGGTCGACACGCTATTCAAGAATTTCAACGAAGATCCCGATGCAGATACCAATGCGGGTGTGCCCGAGCTCCCCCGGCCGACGGCCGAGGCGCCTCTCGAGCCCGCACCGGCGCTTCCGCAACCGGGACTACTCCCAGGAGCATAAGCGATGGCCAACCCACACGGATTCACAGACGAAGAAATGGCGGCACTCAGCGATGAGGAACGTGCCGCGCTGGAGGAAGATGAACCTGCAACACCCGATCCCGCAGCCGCCGAAGCCGCCGAGGCCGATCCTGCACCTGCCGAGCCAGACGCCGAGGCGCCAGCGACCCCCCCTGAAACGCCTCCCGCCGGCGACGAGCCGGCAGAGGAACCGCCTGCCCCCACGGAACCCCCGGTAGCCGCGGAGCCGGAACCCGAGCCAGAGCCGGTCGCGGCGACCCCAGCGGTCGAACCTGCCCCCACGGAACCCCGCGACTTCGCCCAGGAAATCCAGCAGCTCGAGGAACAGGAGCTCGCCGTCGCCAAACGCTTCGATGAGGGGGAAATCTCCCACATGGACGCGAAACGCGAGGAGATCCAACTCCGCAACCAGCGCGACGGCGTCACCACGGCCCGCGACCACGTCCGCATCCAGGCGAGCAGCGCAGACGCGATGTGGAACCACGAGGTCAAGGTATTCAACGCCGACCACAAGGAATACACCGGCACTGATTTGGCCGCCACGAGCCGTCAGGCTGCCCTCGGCCACGCCATTCAGGGCTTGTCGACACCGGAGAACCTCCGCACGCGCACCCACGCCTGGTTTCTCCAAGAGGCGCACAAGCAAGTCGAAACCGTGTTCGGCGGGACGAAGGCGCCCGACGCGCCCGCGCCCGCGAGCGGGCCCGACGACGTGCCGGCAAATGCGTCCACGCCGACACCCGGCGAGGCGCCACCGAAGACCCTCGGCGGTCTGCCGGCCGCGGCCGATGACGATCCGGCAGCGGATGAATTCAGTGCGATCGATGCGTTGGAAGGCATGGCCAAGGAAGAGGCGCTCAACAAGCTCACGGACGAACAGGCCGACCGCTACCTCGACACCAGCAAACTGCACCATTGAGGTAGCGGTCGGCCTGTTCGTCCGTGAGCTTGTTGAGC